GCTGTCTGCACCAAGGGATTCACCTGTCGCTTGTTAGCCGCATTTCCCTGCTCACTGGTTGAGATGCTATATTTGCCTGTGTGTGATTGTTTGTGCCTATCACTTATGTTTATACTAGTTTTCTAGTAAGGTCAATCTTTTTGGTTTAAATACCATTACATGCATTGGACGTACAAAGGCAAGGTAGTGAAAGAATTACCAGAATGGGTTGCTGGATTTGTTTATCAAATTACAAACACACACAACGGAAAAATGTATATTGGCAAAAAACTTGCCAGATTTAGGAAATCACGAAAACCATTAAAAGGTAGAATTAATAAAAGAAGATATACAGTACCAAGTGATTGGGAAGATTACTACGGTTCAAGCAACGCCTTGAATGAGGATATAGAAAAAATAGGAAAAGAAAAATTTAAAAGAGAAATACTTTTTTATTGTAAAAACAGAGGTGAGTGTAATTACATTGAAGCCAGAGAACAGTTTGCACGTAAGGTGTTAGAAACTGATCAATATTATAACGGACATATTAGAGTTAGAGTTCATAAACAGGTACTCCCAAAAGAAAAAGCCTCCACTTAACAAGCAGAGGCTTTATGAATTGCAATTCAGTTGGTAAAATTACGCCGCAGTCTTCGCCGCGTTTTTTGCCTCTTGAATTTCTTTTCTTCTTGCTTTGATCAATTTAGAAAGATTTGCTAGTGCTTTTCTGGCTCTTGTTGCAGAAGCCTTAACACCCTTCTCCGTGAACTTGCCGTTCTCTTCAGAGTAAGTTTGTATCTCTGTCATGATCGATTCATGTGTTTGTGACATATTATCTGTCCTTCCTTATTGTTCGTACGATATTATTAATTAACATAAGTGTAATTAAAGCATATAAGAAGTGGTTTTGTCAATATAAAAATATCGATAATTTTACCAATATACTATTTTGTGTTCAATATTGTGTACCATTCCCTAAAAGTGTCTGGATAATTGGTTTTTCTTATTTGGTCTAACCTTTTTATGTACTCTAAAAGTTCTTGGCTGTGATCATCTTTTTGCAAATTTAGTTTCTCACGTATAGAGTTAAATGTTTTTCCCTTGTGGTTTTTTATTTTTTCAAGGACAACATCCTTTGCCTGTTGTGGTAGATAACTGATGTCTAACATCTTACGATCTGTGACCATCTGAGAGTGAACTTCGGTCCCAAAGTTACGTATGGCCCAGTTGTAAAAATCCACACAATAAAATATATTCAATGATGACAAACAGTTATATGCCATCACTCTATAATTCAAGTTCTTTATTACTTCCATGTTCTGTTCAAATATATCCCACTTGCCTGGGAATCGCAAAATTTCATACCTATCACCTATGTCGTCCACACTTAAAAGGAAATCAACCCTTTTACATTTTTCCAGCAACTCCTGTAATTCTGGCTCAGGCAACACAGTTAGATTTGTGTTGAATTTGACAACCAGTTGATCTAGATTTTTAACTTTCCTTAAGAATTCAGTAGGGTACTTTTGCATCAATGGTTCGCCGCCATGGAATTCCACATATTTTAGATCATCGAGATCAAAATTGTCAAAGAAAACATCAACGCCAGGAAGCAGATTTTTCTTGAACCTATATTGATCTTTTATTTCCATACCTAGTTTTTCAGCATCAACCACCCATGACGATGACCGGTGATGACTACAAATCATACACTTGCTGTTGCACAAGGTACCATACCTCACTCCAAGACTTTGCAACTTTTGTATTGAGAGGTTGTTGTCTTGCGAAAACTGATTTTGAGCAACACGCCTGGATCTGACATTGTTTTTGTCCTCGTTCCAACACACGCTACACCCTGGATAATAATATGTTTCAGATAATGTATCTTTTAACTGTTGTAAATTATTTTTATATTCATTGATGTTAAGTTTTTTACCGTTCCAGACATTACATGGCTGTAGAAGTACTTTGTCGTTTTCAACTACAACGTCTATGTGATTAAATGGTTGTGTACAAAACATTCTGTTAACCTCATTATACTATTATATCTACATCATTAGCATAATTGGTAAAACCGTTCTCTTTTACTACTTTCAACACTGAATTTACTCTACTTACTAATTCATCTTTGTGAGAAATAAGGAATATATTTTTCTGTTGTGTTCTTGACATGTCTTTTAGCACCGCCATAGAACTTTCAACACCTGATATATCCATACCAGCATCTACAAGTTCATCTATAAACAACAAGTTGATCTGTTGATAAAGGCTTTCCCATACATCTCTAAATGCCCAACTTAAACTTAATATCAATCTGTTTCTCTCACCTCTGCTTAAATTATCAAAGTCTAGTTCTCTTCCAAGTTCTTCAATACGCACACTAAGATCGGGTTGGAAAACAACTGTGTGTGGCAATTTTACTTTGCCTAAAAAGTATGCTAAACGTTGATTTAGGTATGTTAAGTTTTGTTCTATTATTCTTGTTCTGATAAACGAATCTTTTGCAGTCAATAATTTATATAAAAAATCTTGGTGTCTGTTGAGATCTTCCATTTCGTTAACTTTTGTATAATCAATTTTTTGTATTGCTTTTTTGGTTAGTTCTTCTATTTGTTCTGCATAGGGATCATCTTTTTTATCTGTTTGTTCTAATTGCCGTTTTAAATCTTTTAAAGACCCTTTATGATTATATGCTTCATCCATTGAATCATAATATGTATCTGGAGTATTACCTAAATCTCCTATTATATCTATGTTCTGTTGTATTTTTGCAAGATCACTTTTAATTTTTTCTACATCTGTTTTACTTTCTGTCAGTGTAATCAATAATTTGTCATTAAGTTGTTTGTGTTTCTCGTCTTGCAATTCTTGTTCACAGGTTGGACATTTTGCATCTTTCATGTATTCTAAATCGCTTTGTGTTTTGGTAACGTTAGATTCGGATTTTGTTAATGAGTCTTCGTGATACGCTTTTTCTTTGTTTAAACTTAAAAGTTTCAAATAATTTTCATTGTGCTTTTGTAATTTTTTGTGTGCGTCAAGTTCTGCTTTTATATCAACTTTTTCTAATTCTGCTATTGCTTCTGCAAAATTTTTGGAATCTTGTTCTTTTTGATTTTGCCAAGCACTAGATCTTATTTTTAAACTTTCAATCGATTCTTGAATTTTTTCATTTGATGCTATTTTTGAATCAATTTTATATTTTTCTCCCATTAATTCAGTTTTACTTGTTTTTATTTTGTCTTTTAATAAATCTGCTTTTTGAGATAACAATGTTATACCAAGTAGTTGCTCAATAATCTCTCTTTGTTCTGCCTGTTTGGTTGCAAGGAATGGCATAGTATAAGTGTTAAGTGCAATTATGTTTTTAAACATTGCCAAGGTCATACCAACAAGTTTGTTTATTTCTTGCTGTGTTTCTCTGTTTTCTCCCTGTGCTTCATTGCTTTCGATATTCTGTTCGATGTTGTTGGCATAAAATTTAAAGATACCTGGTTTTCTGCCTCTTTCAATAGTATATTCAACATTGTTTTTTATAAATTTAACACTTACCAACATACCTTTTTCGTTGGTTTTGTTTACGAGATTGTCTCTTCTGATGTTAGTTAATGCCTCGCCATAAAACACATAAGATAATGCATTTATAATTGTGGTTTTGCCAGTACCATTTCTAGCACCCGCATCGTCACCGCCAAGATCTAAATTTTCACCTATAACCAAAACTAAATTTTTATTACTGAAATTTATACTTTGTGTGGCATTTCCCACACTCATAAAATTTTTAACTGTAAGTTCTTTAATTGTTAACATCTAAATCATTGTAGATTGCTGTTAATATATTTTTGTCATATGTTTCAGAATCTACTCCTTGTAATTGTGCAATTACTATTTGATCCACACTGTCAAATTTTTGTACAGCCACAGTTGGTTGTTGTGCTTGATCAATTTGTTCTGGAATCAGTTGTAATTCTCTCAAATTGTATTTGTCTATAAATGTTTCTCTAATGAAATTTGCTTCTTCATAACTTATTTTAATGTCAAGTGTTACTCTTACATACATTTTTGATTTTAATATCTTGTCAGGGTCCGCCAAAAGATCACTAATTTTTACTGTTCTATATCTTGGCATATCTGGCCAATTTATATATTTTGGTGTTCCGCCATGTTCTATTATCATCATTCCACGTTCGTCGTCCCAAGCATCTGCGTAGTTGTGTGGAAATGCATTTCCCATATATGTAACATTTTTCATAATCTGTCTTTTATGAAAGTGTCCTGAAAATACCTGTCCACAGTTTGCAAAATGATCAGTTTGTATTCCGCCCACATCCGGCATTTCGACCATTGCATTCATTTTAAAATACGGAATTTCAAAATGTCCAAAAACATATTGTTGTTTCATATCTTGTATTTTTTTCCATTCATCACCTACTATCCATGGAATAATTGCTACGTCATCTTCCACTATCCAATCGTTAACAAGATGTATGTTTGGTATATTCCTGATGTATTCCATAGAATTAATTTCTCTTTTTTCTCTGTAGAACAAATCATGATTGCCCATCATTACATAGACTTTTTCAAATGCCGCACCCAGTCTTTCCATATTTGAAACTGTATAATTCATTGTTGATACATTTGTTGCTGATCGTTGGTGATGCCAATCGCCTAAGAATATACAAGTTTCGCAATCGTGTGCTTTGGCTTGTTCGATGAACCAATAGATAAATGCCTCACAATCGTCATTGTGTACACGACTGTTACCTTTCATACCAAAGTGTATGTCAGTAAAACAAGCAACTTTTTTAAAAAACATATGTTACCATTTTTTTCTAACCGGCGGTTTGTGACCAGTCATATCTACTTTTTTATAGTTTACTCCTTCAAAGTCTTCCGACTCGATTGTTCCGGTCTTTTTAAATTTTTTGTTTAGTTTCGCAATACCAGTTTTGTTGACAATTTTAACATCACCATGTATATTTGCCATTTTCTTTTTGTAAGCAACAGTGTTTGTATCATTTTCTCCCTGTCGTGTAAATGAAGGCATCATGTGATTCATCTCTAAAAGGTCATCTCTAATGGATTGATTTTTTTTCTCAATGTTTAATATTCTAGTAAACGAATTTGTTATTGCCGCGGTATAGTATGCAAATGGATTTTCTGATTTAGATTCATCAAATTGCAAACCAATTTGTGACAACTGCATCAATGCCTGTGATTGCATTTCGTCATTGTATGTGTAACCTCTCCAATTGGATCTTGTTCCATAACGTTCGCAAAGTTTCATAAACATCATTGCTAAACTATTTGTTGTCTTGCCATGATTAACAGAAAAATATCCATTACTCATTCCGCCTACCCAATGCGATTTACCAACACATTTTGGTTTTCCTTTTTTATCTAGTCTAAAATGCTGGAACGGTGGAAAGTTTACCTTGCTGTGATGATCTGCTACACTTTTAGGATTTTTCTTTCTTTTGTCATCCATGGGTATGTGATCAAACATCATTACTCTAAAAACTAAATCTGTTTTTTCAATTTTTCTAGTGGAAACTGTGTAGTCCGAAAGTTTAATTTTTTTAAGACCAGATGCTTTGGCTTCTTCCCATGCCTGCTGTGTCAGTCTTTTTGATTTATTTTTTCTAGCCTGTGCAATAGCACTTGCATTAATCTTTTTTAGATTAGGCACTATAACATCATATTGGGAATCCTCCGTTGCCACATATGAACAATATGTGTTTTTGCTGGCGTGTATTTGTGCCAATAGATCCCGATTGTTTAGATACTTCACTCTTTTCATAATTATCTCTCATTATTGTTAAAGTGACCACAAACAGGTCTGTTGGATCGTGCCGTGCGGGTAATTAAGTGCGCCTATTATTTTGCCTATAAATATGTTTTAAGTATACAGAACTTAATAAAGGATTGCAACCATAAAATGGCAAAAAAAGGATTATTGGACGTAGTAAAAAGCATCGGAGGAGGTGCTATCAATAGAACCATAAACCGTCTTAAAGGTGCAGGCATTGGCGGTTATTCAAAAATACCAAATGCACGC